CAATTAAAATCTCGATATAATAAATATTTAAATTCACAAGAAAAGAAGGTTGCAGCAAATAAGCGACATTTAAAGCGACAGTATGTCGCTAAAGTATTGCCTAAAGAGATAGATGAGAAGTGGAGTAATGTAAGGAGAGAGGCATATCATAGAGATGGTAATCGGTGTCAATTATTACCTTATGCTCCTGATATAAGATTGTATGGAAATATACTTGGACCTTTAGATCCCTGTCATATTTTTAGAAGAAGTACATATCCTCATATGAAATATGACTTGGAAAATATTGTAATTTTACATAGATTATTTCACTCTCGATTAGATCAATATAAAGATCCGTTTACTGGTAGACCAATTACTTTTGATGAAACATATATTTGGTGGAAAAAAATAGTTGGATCAAAACGATTTTATAATTTACAACAAAAAACTAAGGAGAGATAATGGCAAAAAAGGAAGTAGAAGAAAATAAGACGATAGAGACTTTAGATAAATTGATTTTGAAATTAGAGAAATCGCATGGAGTTGGTTCCGTTGTTTTAGGCTCGAATTTCAATGGAACAAATATTGAAAGATGGCCTGTAAGTTCACCATTAATTTCTTATGTTCTTGGTGGTGGTTTACCGAAAGGAAGAATTATTGAAGTGTATGGTCCAGAATCATCAGGTAAAACTTCATTAGCTTGTTATCTTGGTGGAGAGGTTCAAAAAGCAGGTGGGAGAGCAGCATATATTGATGCTGAATTTGCTGCTGAATTAGATTATGCGGAATCTATGGGATTAAATCGAGAGGAATTATTATTATCTCAACCAAGTAGTGGAGAACTTGCTTTACAGATTGCATTGGAAGAAGCTGAGTCAGGATTGGTTGATCTTATAATTATTGATTCTGTTTCGGCACTTACACCTCAAGCTGAGATAGATGGTGAAATGGGTGATATGCAAATGGGTGCTCAAGCAAGATTGATGGGAAAGGGTTTAAGAAAACTAGCTCCTGTTTGTGGGGCTACAAATACTACAGTAATTTTTATAAATCAAATTAGAATAAAGCTAGGAATAGTTTATGGTAATCCTGAGTGTATAACCCCTGATACTTTAGTAGATATTTTATAATTAGTTTTCCTCCTAATGTTACTAATATAAAAAGAACGTTAGGAGGAAAGAATGTTTTATTTATTATATAAGATTACAAATATTATTAATGGAAAATTTTATGTTGGAGTACATAAAACGGAAAATATAGCTGATAAATATATGGGAAGTGGAATTCATATTCAAAAAGCTATTAAAAAATATGGGATTAAATATTTTCAAAAGGAGATTATAGAAGAATGTTCTTCAGAAAATGAAATGTATTTATTAGAAGAGTTTATTGTAACTGAAGAATTAGTTAAAAATAAAAAATGTTATAATATGAAGATAGGAGGATTTGGAAAATGGCCTTCTAAAGGATCTGAATTAGCTTTATTGACAGGAGAAAAAGTTAAAAAGTGGTGGTCTTCTTTAGATGAAGAACAGAGAATTGAAAATAATAAAAAAATTGCGGATGGAACTAGACGAATAATGAATACTTCATATATAAAGAAAAAAATATCAGATAGTCTTAAAAATAGATCTAAGGAAATAAAACAACAACAATACAAAAATATATCTGAAGGTAATAGGCGATATTGGAATTCTTTAAGTAAAAAGGAGAGAGATCAAAGAAGAGAGGAACAGAAGAAGGTTATGTCAAATCCTGAAGTAAGAAAACGGTTATCTGAAGCTCAGAAAAAAACTACTTTAAATAAAGGTGAAAATAATGATGATTTTAAAAGTAGATGGAAACCGTTTTATGATTCAATGATTAAAAAAGCAGTTCCTTTAATTTGTGATTCTGATATGCCAGATTCTGATATTCAAAAGAAACTTGGCGGTGGATTTAAAATGTTTAGATATCTTGATTATTTACATAGACATAATTATATTAAAATTATAGAAATAAAAAGACTTCATATTCCAAAAAGAAATATAATGAAAAAAACAATTTGTAAACATGGAGAAGCATATGAAAATTAGTGTAGAAGATTTATTTAAAAAGGCGGGATATGATTGGAATGAATTAGCAGTAGGAAAATCTATTGATATATCTGATCAAAATATTCAAATAAAATCATATAATGAAAATACTGAAGAAGTTGAATACAGAAAAATCCTTTCTTTAATAAGAAAGAAAGATGTTAGTACAATTAGAATTTTTTATAAAGATAAAGAATTATTTAGAGCATCTCCAGCACATAAATTATATGTATATGATAATGAAGAGTTTTCCTATAAATCATTATTAGAATTACCTACTTATTTTGTATCTATAGATGATGAAGGAAAATTACTTACTTTAAGACAAGTACCTACAGATAAAATTGAATCAATATTAGATTTTTCAATAGAAGAAAATGAGAATTATTTTGCTAATGGGATATTATCTCATAATACGACTTCGGGTGGTCAGGCATTAAAGTTTTATTCTTCTATTCGACTTGAAGTAAGAAAAATTGAATTTCTTCAGAAAAGTAATTCACCTCCTCATGGTTTATTAACTCGAATAACTGCTAAGAAAAATAAAACAGCATCACCGTATCGTAAAGGTGAAATCACGATGATATTTGGTGATGGATTTCAATATCAAGCTGAGTATGTGGATTTTGCTATTGAATATAATATTATTAAGAAAGCCTCATCCTGGTTTACGTTGATAGATGCTGACGGAAAAGATTTAGAACGTATGCAAGGAAAGGAAAAAGTTGTTGATTATATTAAAGAAAATCCATTATATTATAATTGGTTAGTGGAAAAAGTTAAAGATGCTATGAATCCAGTAAATGAGGAAGTACCTGAACCAAGAAAAAAGAAGGTTAAAAAGACTGAAATTGTTGAAGATACTATTAAAATAAAGGAAACTGAAAATTTAGAAAAAAAATCATAAAATATGTTTACATTTTAATGAAAATGATATATATTATATATAGAAGAAATAAATTATAGGAGACAAATATGTCTACACTTTCTGATCTGAATGAAATGAATATAGATCTTAATCGGACCAATTCGTCAAATGACAAGAAAGCCACATTGGCAAAGTATTCACATTGTAAGAAAATACTTACTTTAGTACATCATCCATATAAACAATTTTATGTCACTTCAGATAATCTTAAGAAAAATGATAGTATAGTATCTTCAATGGCATTTGGTATGGATATTTTTCAACTTCTTGAACAACTCAGTAATAGAAAAGTTACTGGACATGATGCTATAGGAATGGTAAACGGTTTCATTTCTGATCATTCCGAATATAAAGAACTTATCTATAATATTATCGATCGGAATCTTAAAACACGAGTTGATTCAAAGCTTATTAATAAAGTATGGCCTGGAACTATTCCTGAGTTTTCAGTAGCTCTTGCCAAGAAGTTTGAAGACGATATGAAATCATTTACTTGTGATGGTAGTTGGTATGCATCCAGGAAACTTGATGGTGTAAGAACAGTTACCATTATAGATGAAAATGGTAATGCAACTTTCTTTGGACGAAGTGGGAAGAAGTTCACAACTCTTGATATAGTTAAAAAAGAAATCGAATCGTTTAAGTTTATAAATATGGTATTTGATGGTGAAATGTGTATTGTTGATGAAAATGGTGATGAAAATTTTAGATCCATGATGAAACTTATTAAAAAGAAAGATTTTACAATACCTCATCCTCGCTATAAAATATTCGATGGACTTACCCTTGGAACTTTTAATGATAAATCAGGTGGACCTATATTTGGATTAAGATATAATTGGCTTTGTAATAATATACTTAATACAGAAGTATTGAATATAGTATCTCAACATAGACTTATGAATACAGAGCAGTTTGAAGCACTTAAAACTGAAGTTTCTGAGAAAGGATGGGAGGGGTTGATTCTTAGAAAGGATACTTTGTATGAGGGCAAGAGAACAAAGAATCTTCTCAAAGTTAAAGAATTTTTTGATGCAGAATATGTAGTAGAAGATGTAGAAATGAGTATGATCCGTTATATTAAAGATGGTCAAGAGGTTGAGGAGGAAATGCTTTCTTCAGTAGTTATCTCCCATAAGGGAAATAAAGTTTCTGTAGGATCTGGATTTAAGATTTTGGAACGACAAGAATTCTTTGAGAATCCTGAATTAATTATCGGTAAAACAATTACTGTGAAGTACTTCGAAGAAACGGAGAATGATAAAGGAACTATTTCACTAAGATTTCCTACAATGAAAATAATCCATGGAGATAAGAGGGAAATTTAATGGCAGTTAAATATCATCCGCCTGTTAATTCTTTAAATAGAGAACAGAGAAATAAATCAGATTTTTATCAGACACCAAAATCTATGACAAAGGCTCTTTTAAAAGTAGAACCTTTTAATTATAGATTGCCTGTATTAGAACCTGCTGTGGGGCAGGGTGCTATTTTTAATGTACTAAAATCTTATTTTACAATTGTTAAAGAATCTGATATTTCTACTGGCGTAGATTTTCGTAGTATATTTGATCAAGTTCCATATATAATTACAAATCCTCCATATTCTTTATCATTAGAATTTATTCTACATGCACAACAGATAGTTACAAAAAAGTTCGCAATGTTACTACCATTACGATATCTTCATGGAATAGAAAGATATCTCTTTTTGTATAAAGAATTAACAGATTTTCCGTTAACAGAAATTTTTATATTTACAAGATGTCCTATGCTATCTGAAAAAATTAGAGATGATGGAAAATATACTACTGGGATGCAAATTTATGCATGGTTTGTATGGAAAAAACTTTCTGATAAAATATATCCAAAACCATCAGTACATTGGATTAATAATAACGATGATGTTTTAAGGAAATAAAATGGAAAAAATAAACGGAAGAAAATTATTATTCAAAGCTCGTGTTGGTTCTCATTTATATGGAACTTCAACTCCAGAATCTGATGAAGATTTTGTTGGAATATTTGTACCAAATCCTGAAGATCTTTTAGGAATGGATAGGTTTGAAGAACTTGATCTGTCAACTAAGAAATCAAGTGATCAAAGACGGAATACTGAAGAGGATGTAGATATAAAATACTACTCTATTCAAAAGTTTCTCAGATTGCTGTTACAGAACAATACAAATATTGTAGAGATGATTTTTATTAATGAAGATAATATTTTATATATTGATGATGACATTAGGGAATTATTTTCTCAGTACCAGAAGTTTATTTCTCAGAGAGTTTATCATTCATTTGGTGGATATGCTTATTCACAACGAACAAAAATGATTGTTAAGAAAGAGAGGTATGGTGGACTTGTAGAGGCTATTGATTGGATGGAAGACTTTTTCGATTGGGATGATATCAATTCAATAAATGGTCCAATTCCTATGTCTGAAGAATCTGCTATGATATTAAATAAAAAAATAAAATATTATAAAGGTGAAAAAGATAACACAGAACATTTTCATGAGGGTCTTGATTTGAAGATGCTACGTGAAAAGCTTACAGCTGAACGAGATAGATATGGATGGAGAGTCAAGACAGATTCATTTGAGAAAGTTGGATATGATAATAAATTTTTTTATCACATAGTAAGATTGTTGATTGAAGGTATTTATTTATTAAACTATGAAAAACTGATATTTCCATTTAAGGATGAAGAATTAGATTTATTAATGGAGTGTAGATTAAATCCACCTTTTTACAACAAAGCAATAGAGATTATAGAAGATTTATTTAATAAATTTGAATCTATTGATTATAGGAATTTAAGAAGTAAACCTGATTGTAAGTGGACTATTAATTGGTTAATTAGTTTTCAATTTAATAGTTTGATTAATAGTAAGGAAAGATATTTATGATAGTAAATAGAATATGTGTTAATCCTACTTGTAAATCTATATTTGAAGTAGAGAAAAATTCTCATAAAAAATATTGTTGTCATGAATGTTCTAATTATGGTAGAAGAAATCACAAAATATCTAAAGAAACCCTAAGAAAACGTGGAGAAAGAATATCTATAGCAATTAAAAATCGTGGAGGAGTATGGAATAAAAATCTAACTAAAAAGGATCATCTTTCTTTAAAGAGAATAGGAGAATATTCTGCAGGTAGAGTCCCTGCTAACAGAGATCCTAAATATATTCCATTCGTTACAAAAATATGCGAATTTTGCAATAAGGAATTTACTATAGATTGGCCTCATAGAAAAAATAGATTTTGTTCTCAAGAGTGTGCAAATATAACGAGAACTGGAAAGAATAATCCAAATTGGAATCCTAATAGGAATGAGATAAGATGTAAATATACTAAGAAGTTTTTTGATGTTGACTATAGAGAACAGATTCTTAAAGAGCAGGATTTTAAATGTTTACTATGTGATGTAGAATATAGTCAATTTATAAAATTTGATTTGCATCATATAGACCATGATAAGAAAAATGATAATCGTAATAATTTAGTTTTCTTATGCATATCTTGTCATAATACTGAAAGACACCATAGAGAGGATTTACAGCTAACTTTGCAGAAAAATAATAATAATTTAGTAGATATAATAAAGAAGCATAAAATCACTTAATAATTATAGAGGAGATTAGAATGAAAGAATTAGTAAAAGAATTAAAGACGGTTTTAGATAAGCAATCGATACTGAATATAAATATAAAGTTAAAACGTGATAATGTAGAAGAGGAATTAAAAGATGATAAAGAACTTGTAGCATCTCATCAAGTAACTATTGATAAATTGAAAGCTAAGATAGATGCAGAAGCTATTGAAGAATTTAATAAAACGAAAAATAAAAAGTTTTATGGTGGAGTTAAAATTCAAGAAAAGAAGACTATTACCTATGAAGTTCCTAAGGCTCAAGAATGGGCAAAGAAAAAGGATATGTTTTTGATGCTCGATGTTAAAGCATTTGAGAAAGCTGTAGAGGGTTTGAACTTGGATTTTGTCACTATTGACAAGAAGCCGAAAACAACATTCCCTAAAGAAATTATATTGGAGGAAGAAGATGAAAATTGAAACTCAATATGCTTGTGATGACTATCGTGAGTCATATGAGATAACAGTTAATGGTATATCAGAAATTTTTGTGGGAACACCTGAACCTGAAGATGCTACATTATCTCGTGATCTTAATTTTGCTTATAGTATTGTAGATTTAATGCAAAAAGCATATGAGGCTGGTATTAATAATGAACCATTTACAGTATTTCAATATCCAGATAAAATAGAATGAATATTTTATGTAAGATATTTGGACATAGAATGTGGTAGTATAGAATAGATTGGGACGATGATAATCATAGTAAATGGATATTACAGTGTATTTTTTGTAAGATTATATTAGATTATTCTAATAGTGTTAATAAACCTAAAAGTTATTTAAGAAAGAGGTAGTGGAAGGAAATGAATGTAAAACTAAGAACAGATCATGGACATAATATATGGTTCACTTCAGATTGGCATT